TATCATATACTGCATAGAAATATTCATCAACAATACCATCATATCTGACTCCATTTCGAGTCATTGTAAATTGTGTCTTACCTTCACCAAATCCGTTTGATAAATTATCAATCGCTAAAATATTATTTTCTACAAAACCACTAAGATAGACAATAGATGTTTGTGAAGAGTCATCAGAAGCAAGTTTTAGTCTAGGAGCAGTTGTAAAAACAATATTACTACCACTTACTGTATAATCAATATTTGGAACTAAAACTTTACTATATGCAGTAACAATCAGATGTTGTGCAGAAGGAGGAGTTATTGGATTATCTTGTGATGTAAGAGAAAACTGAGTTGTAGTTCCATCAAATCCATTTAAAGGGTTTGCAAGAGTAGTCCACTTAAGTTTTACCTGATCATAAGAAATACCAGGACTCAGTGCGATATTTGGTGCATGAGTTACACCTTCATAATATACAACTTCATTATCAATTAATATACTTCCATCATTTTCTAAAAATTGATCAACACTTTCAACAACAATCTCATCAGCAGTCGCAGTAATATCTTCTACAATCTTCGTTGCACCATCAAGGATATCAACATTGAGTTTATCAATGTCAAGATATCCGAGAAAATCGTTAAGAATATTTTGTCCTAATCCAGTTTTTTCTTGCGAACGATAATAATATTCAAGAAATTTATTGAATAAAGGATAATCGTTAGCAATAAAATCTGGGGTCTGTTGTGCTACAGATTGGGAGACCTTATTGATGTTCATCTACGAGTTTAGAAGCAAGATGTGTTAGTCAAATTACCAGAGTTTGCAATATCAGCAACAGTAAGTGTTGTTGGTGTATTATTGAATACCGCAGGTGTCAAACTATTTAGTGGGATTGTAGGAGGAGGAACAGTTCCAACTGAAACTATTGTGACCTCAGGATTAACAATGTTAATAATTGTGCCTGGTGTTGAAGCAGGAATTGTTGAAACGTTAGCAGGAATGAATAAAACTGGAATGGAAAGACCTGTAGGTAATAGATCTGCATTACTCACAGAACCTGCACCAGTTGTAGTATCAGTAATTGTTATACCATTTACAGGAATATTAACACCAGCACCAATAATAGCAACAGGACCGAAGCAAACTTCACCAGTTGAATAATTTACCGTACCTGCTGCATTATTAGTATATACTTTTCTATTACCTGTATTATAAAAGGTTCTAAGATTTCCAAAACCATCATCTTCAAATTGTTGATCTACGCCAGGTCTATCAGAAGTTCTAAATGTTCCTGATAGTAAGATTGGTTCTTTCTTACAAGTAGTTCCATCATTATTACTTGGATTACTATCATAAAGAGCACCACCAGTAGCAATACAATATGTGTTGGTTTGGTTAGTGGTTGGTCTAATATATCTCAAAAGTGTTAACTGAGTAGAAACATCAGTAATAGAACTATCAGCAAGACTTATTGCTTTTTCAAATGAACCTAATCTAAAGGTAGAGTTAAAGTTATTAATCTGTGTTTGAGATGCCCAATCATTAATACCATTTTGAACATTAGTATTAATCTCTGATGTATTAGTTGAAGTTGCAGGATCGTAAGACGCAAAAACTTTAAGATATAAGTAAATATCCTCTGGATCAATAATCACAGGATCAATAGATGCCATAGCATACTTTCTTAGATCTGCAGAAATTGATTTCTTAGTAGCATCATTAAGTAATGAACCTGTCTTAGTTTTAATCGCAATGTATACTTTACCGTAAATTGGAGGATTAAGAGTATCTCCACCATACGCAACTACTGCATCGGCATTACTGTATACCTTTTTAGTAATTGTTGCATAATCTTGAGCAGTAACTGCTCTATATTGGGAAGAATAAAACCTAGGTGCATTATATTTGATAGAATCAACAGTTTCAGCAGCTGCACCTAACTGAGAACGTTCTTTCATCTCTACAGTTATATCTGCAGGTGAGTAATTGACTCCATTAGTATCAACCATTCTACCAACATAAGCAAACTGATTAATTTCATTTGCTTCTGCACCAGAAGTAACCAGATATTCTAAAACAACTACCTCACCATCTTTTAGTGCTCTACCTGCAGTATCATCACCAAATTTAATTTCATAACGTTGATCTTCACCTTCAGCAAGGAAATATGCACGAGTGGTTGCAGTCAAGTCAGTGATAGTATCAGTCAAACTGTACAAATCAGACTGAGTAGATGTTTCGTTTGGTTTTACACGAACTGATAAGGTGCTAATATCAACTGCTTCAGTAGGAATCTTATATGTTTGTGCTGCAAAGGTGTTTACAATATATGAAAAAGTTACAATACTACCTTCTCTAACAAGAACATTATCAAACTCAGCCATACCTGTAGTTGTATTGACTGAAGCTGTTATTGGTTCTAAAATATTAAAAAGATAATTACCACCACTAGCAACTGACCCTTTTGCAAGAGTTACGCTAGTAGGATAAGCACCATTTGTTAATGATGTCTGTAACATGAATTTTAAACATGCTTGTGATCCAGTAATAGATCTCGGAACATAGTTTAAAAGTTTTGCGATATTAACTACGTTGTCTCTAACAGTGGCAGAAGGCAAAAATGCTTCATTCATTGCCATGTTAGCATTAAATGCTGTATAGTAACTATTATATGCTAGTGTATCAATCAAATATGATAGTGAAGAACCTTCAAAGTCATAGTCACTAAATTCTGACCTCGTTCTGAGGTATGATTTTATAGATGCTTTAATATCATTAAAGTCTAATGCTGTTAAGTTATTCGGTTGCATTATTCGGGTCTCTGTAATACGAACTCAATAGACTCCACTGGAGGTAATCCAACGATCTGATAACGTAGTTCAACATCAAAAGAGTTTTTATCAAAATTTGCTTTTACAAAAACATTGACAATTCTAACTCTAGGCTCATACTGACTAATTGTATTTATTACCTCTTGCTTGATGGAATCAGAAGTAAATGGATCAAGTGGTTCAAATAAAAGTTCGGATATTCGAGATCCGATCTCTGGTTGGAATGGTTTTTCACCAGGAACAGTCAAAATAAGATTTTTAACTGCTTGTTTGATGGCATTATCGTTTTTCACGATTGCAACGTCTTTTGTATTCGCATTTCGTGTAAAACCAACTGATAAGTCCTTAAAAGACCTAGATTCAGTAAAGCTACTACCTTTTATCTTCTTTAATGCCATTTTTACAGGGAAAGTCCTGTATTATTTATCGACCTTGACCCCGATATCTCTTTTTTCTTTTATTTGATGAAGTTGCACTGTATTTTGTGTGCTGTCCACGTCCTTGACGTGTTTTCTTCGGTTTGGTTTCAACTGTAGGTATTCCGTTGTTGAATCTAGTTGCCATAATTAAACTCCAATAAAAACATTAGGTGAACACCCTGTTACGACGGAAGTACATGGAAATGCGGGTGTCTGATCTCCAAGTGGGTCTCCGAACCTTCCAGCACGACGACCATTAATCCAAACAGTCATACTTGTAGCAAAAAGTTTCCTCGAATGACCAACTGCAGGTTCTCTACCACCTGCAACTCCTATTGTACACCACCAGGCAGGTGTTGCCCTTGTGGTAAGACATTTAAACCCAACAGACGTTGTTGAGTGCATGGTCGGTGTAGGATGCGGTATTAGAATGTCTTGATCAATGATTGGTAACTGACCATTGATAATAACAGTCCGCAAATAAGGTCCCGCAGGTAGTTGCGGATGCGGTGGCCAAATTGTAGTTGCATTCATCGCTTGCACGGGTCTTGGAACTATAGTAGGACTAAGAGATGGATGTGGACAGTTAGGTAATACACCTCCACCTAGACCAGGATGGTGTGATGAACCAGTTCCTACTCCGTGTCCACTGTCTGTCCCCATGTATAGTGCTGCTCCTGGCATTTTAAGTTATATTGAATGGGTTTCCGTACGCTGCTCCCGCGTTTGCTGCTTGAATTGCTGCAGAAGATAAATCATGGAACATCCTGATACTTCCACTTGCACTCCATGGTTGACAACCTGGTCCTAAAAGACCTGACATTGTATATGATGTATTTACAGTTCCTCCTTGACCATCACTAGATGATCCACCAGTTGATCCTGAGGGAGCATTACATGTAAAATGTGAACTTCCCGTATTTACGGGAGACATAGACAATGTAACAGAAATAGAAGTCTCTTTTGCTTGATCTGCACGGTATTGCGTCATAAAGTATTTAGTGCCTGTTGAAGCTGCGGGTAATTCAGTAAAAGAACCTTGAACAGTCTCTACAAGACTCTCTTTATGGTTTGATAACTCTGGAACACTTGTTTGAGTGATGTCATCAATCGATTGTGAACGTTCTAAAGTAGTTCTTTCAAGTTCTTCTCTTAAAATTTCCTTATATTCGTTACTAATATTGGTATCATCGTTTAAAAAGTTCAAATCATACTTCGGAGAGACAATATCACGCAGTTCATCAGTCACTCCTTTGGAATATTTCCTTTGTGGGAGTACTGTAGTGCGTCTTCTATCGTTATCTAACTTGATTTCAACTGTTGGTTCACGACTTTCGTTGTTAACTGTCTTTAACATTTGATTATATGACTCTGAAAGTGCTTTTATATGCTCCGAAGTGATCTTAGGCAAGTTAGAATCGTCTAAATCGGGTATTCTTGCGTTATTTTTGTTAATTTCTTGTTCAATTTGCTCTGGAGTGAACCCTAATTCAAGTAATCTGTTGTAACCTTGAGGATCTAACGCTGACATATACGAAACATCGACTTTTGGTAACTCCGCACTAGGTATTGAGTTCATTAATCGTTCATTTTCATCATCAAAAGTAGAATCAAACGCAGAATTTGTAAAAGTTTCTACTTTTTTCTTGTAATTATTGCGAATCCAGACCTTTGGAGGATTATTTTCGTCATATCCGCTACCTCCGCGTGTAATTTCTAACGCAGTTAGTACACCTGCACTAAAAGTTCCCTTAACTTCCGCTTGAATTCCTGATTCAATGAGTGGAGGAGTTACAATTATGTCTGGTGACTCTTGTAATTGGTTCCAACCAGCACCTCCGTTCACTATTGTAGCACCTGTTACGCGACCATTTGTGATTTCAAGCGTAACATCGGGTTGTTTTATGGTATTATAGATGTCTGGTGCGGATAAATCTACACTTGCGGTGATAAATTGCATGGATTTATCGGAAAATTCATACTTTCCAACTAAAATAGCACGATCCGCTATACCTTTACCTGCTACTGTGGTAATTTGATGTGCTCTATTAGACGTATATTGGGTATCTTTAGCAAAATTACTACCACTTCCGTCAACGTATGCTACATGATAAGGGAAATTACCCTCATCCATGTGGAAAACGCGGGTAAGGGTATGTCCATTTACAACATCTCCTGTTCTTAATACATCAAAACCCGATACACTGGAGGTTTGATCAACAGGACCAACAGCCGTTATCTTTAAATTGACTGTTAATGTGCTTGTTGTAGTGTCAGGATGTGTATGTGTGTAGCTTAGACTGAATACATCGTTAACACTATATGATGTACCTGCTGCTAATATCTCTGTAACTAACCATTCAGTGCCCGTAAAAGCGACTGACGACCCCGACTCGTCTACAATAGGACGTATTCTCACCTTTAATCGGAGTCCTGTGGTCGCTCCCGACCCATTGATTTCGTAGATAGTAAAGTCATCGAGCGACTCGTCCCCACTTTGCCACGGATTTTGTGTCGAAGTATACGCAATTCCCTCTTGAGTGCTTTGTACCCATGCGTCAGCGTAAGTTACCCCATCGTAAGAGAAACTAAAATCAGTTACTCCGTCAGGTGCTTGAGAAGATAAAGCGTCATACTTGAACGCGATCTTATTACTTGTGGTTCCAAACCCGAACAGCGACGGATGAGGGCAGTCTGGATCGCCCGTATAATCAGTATCACATGTATATGAAAGAGATGTGGTTGCGGGTGTACAAGTAAAATTACTACAAGGGAAACAATTTGAAGAAGTTGCTACATTACCATCATTACTTCCACCTGTAGTTGTAGCGTTACTATCTTCAATAAAGAAAGAAGGTATTCCTACTGTTCCACCTTTATTTGAAGTATCGTATAGGTATGCAAAGAATCGATCAGAATAGGCAAAATCAAATGATAATTGAGAAGGAGTATAGTCAAATATCAATTTAGAGTTTGGTTGGTTAGTATTACAAGGATTAGGTCTTTGTATCTTACCGCAGTTACCTGATGAAGTTACAAAACCAGCAGTGGTAAAACTTTCATACATGATAAAATCTGCCTCTCTAGTAGGCACATTATAATTGCCTTGTCTGATAGGAGATTGAGGGTATTCAACATATGATACAGTTACACCACCTGCTTGAGGATCATACTTATTGCATGACTCATCACTGAGAGTACCATTACTGAACCCTCCTACACATCCATTATTTGATAGTGTTGTTTTACATCCCATGTTCGATCTTGTTTAAACGAGAGTATATCTCATCGAAGTTATCCTTTATATTCATATATTCTTCCTTTCCAGTTGGTTTATAATATGTTTTATCAGGTGTAGGTAGTTCACTTACATACTTTTCTATAGCGTTTAGTCTTTCACCTACTTTAACTAAACAATCATTAATAGTATTTAATGCTTCTGCTAATTGTTTTTCATCCATGATGTTGTAAATTTCAAATTTTATACATACACTGTATGGTTTCTCCGAAAGTTATATTTAATATTTTAGTCAATCGCTTTTTTCAGTATAATACTGCTACCTTCATCACCTAACTCAAACTGTAACTCTGTTTGAATGTTCCAACCTAACTCTTCACAGATTTCATAAGGTATTGTCAATATAAGATCTCCATAATCATCTTCATCGAGTTTAGTTGTGAATCTGTGTGACATAAGTATTACATACGATTTATTTGATGGTAAGATGGTGTCGGGTTTCTACGCTTCCAATCTGTCCATAACGTATATAGCGTTTCCTTACTGTCTACATTAAGGACGGACGCTGCATGGTCTGCACATTCGTACATACGATTATCTAAGAGACCTTCATAGCGTATCAACTGTTCGATACACCATACTCTTAAATCTTGTCTGTTGAGTTTTTTCTCTGGAGGCATTTTTTTTCTCGGAAATTTTTTTTAAATGCGAATAATATATCTATCGCTTTGGGGAACCTTTGTAGGTTAGGGTAGTGGCCGATTTTAATTTAACGGGGGGTAAAAATACTGCGATTCCCGTTATAAGATTGCGATAAGACTAGCGAGATTGTATTTACATAAAAAAATGGGGTTGTTATACCCCATTATATGTTATTCCGTGTGAGTTGTCAAGTTAGTCGATCGCTAACTCCATACCGCTAACAAAATCCTCTTTAACATTCTTATAAGATACGAACCACTCGTAATTCTTTTGAAAAACTCGCATACCGTAAGAAAATTCATCTAAAAGTGCGTTTAGTCTGCTTTTAGTTGTATTAGACTGCCAACCGCCATCTTTAATAATGATTGAGTGATCTTTAACTGTTGCTATATGATTGCCATGTAAATAAACATCTGCTTCATTATCAAAACCGTGTCTTACTGCTGTATTAGATGATGAGAAGTTATTGCCTGATCTGATTGCTTGATTCATTTGTCTTTCAATTTTTCTCATTTGGTTTTCCTGTGTTGTTATACTTATTATAGCAATAGGGCAACCCATTACAACTTCTCTTGTGACACTTGTTG